CCCTACACATCATCACCGGTCCCCCCGCCGCAGGGAAGAGCACCTACATACGAGACCACCGGCAACCCGGCGACATCACCATCGACTACGACGAAATCGCCAACACAATCGCCGGCGAGACTGTGGACAACCACACGCACACCGACACGGTGAAGGCAGTGACACAGGCCACACGACGAGCAGCCATCACGGAAGCCGTGAAGCACGCCAACACCACAGACGTGTGGATAGTAGACAGCACGCCGTCTGCTAAGACCCTCGACAAGTACAGGCAAGCCGGAGCGGAGATCCGCACCATCGACCCCGGCAAGGCTGTAGTCATGCGACGGTGTAAGGCCGAGCGGCCACCGCACATGCTGAAGGTCGCAGCCGCATGGTACGACCGAGACAAGCCGAAGACAGCAGCACAACGCGGCTACGATCACAGGCACCAACAAGTACGCAAACGCCTCATGTTCAACATGAAAGACGGCACACCGTGTGAATGGTGCCAACGCCCAATGTGGAAAGACCCCGCCAAGAACTTCGACGGCGCGGCACTAGAAGCCGACCACACGCGAGACCTGAAGCACCACGGGCCAGGGGACGCTGACCGCCTACTGCACAGGGCATGTAACCGTAGCCGAGGTGCAGGGCACGACGAACGCCAACCCGGAAACGAACAGGTGGCCGAATCGAACGAACCAGACGGCTTCACCTGGGGATAGGCAACCCAAACCACAACATGTGGACAACCTAAGACCCCACCCCACAAAATATTGAGGGGGTGCCCCGCCTGACTCGGCCCCGCCGCTCCGCTATCTCGTTTCTCTCTCCCCGTAGTTCCACAATGCCCCTGTACGGCCTTGCATGGCCCTTCTGACGGGCTTTTAGCGCTGCTAGGTGACGTTGTCAGTCTTGTTCCTTCAATCCGTTAGGGGGCCACACAGTGAGTAATTCTGATGAGGACATTGTTCGGATCTTCGACGGGCTGGTTTCGACGGCGCTGGAGGCCCAAGAAATCATCAGGGAGCGGGGTGTGACGGTCGAGGTGAACGGTTCGTTGGTCCCGAACCCGGCTGTTCTGATCGAACAGAAGTGCAGTGCGGAGATTGCGCGGTGGACGACTGCCCGGCCTGACCTGTTTGGCGAGCGTAAGCGCACGTCGGCTTCGTCTGGTCGTGGGAAGTTCCAGTCGTTGAGGGCTGTGGAGTGAGGGGGGTGAGCGGGTGGCGCTGCTTGGCATCCGTGAGCCTCGCTTGTCTCATGTTCCCGATGGTGATGTTGCGCGGGGCGATGAGGCGGTGGAGTTCGCCAGGTTCTGCGGGCTGACCCTGTACCCGTGGCAGGAGGATTTGCTGCGGGATATGTGCCGGACGGATGAGTCGGGGTTGTGGTCGGCTCGTGAGGTTGCGGTGGTTGTTGCCCGCCAGAACGGTAAGGGCGAGGTTCTGGTTGCCCGTGAGTTGGCCGGCATCTTCTTGTTCGGTGAGCGGCTGATCTACCACACGGCGCACTTGATGGAAACGGCGCTGGACGCTATGGGCCGGTTGTGGGATGTGATCTCGGAGCACCCGGACCTGATGGGCTGGTGGGCGGATGAGTTCGAGGGTGAGCCGGAGCTGATGAAGTCGAACGGCAAGGAGGCTATCCACTTCCCGAATGGTGCGTCGGCGGTGTTCCGTACGAGGACGAAGAAGACGGGCCGTGGTCGGACGATCGATCTGCTGATCTTTGACGAGTGCTACGACCTTCCGGTCGAGGTGTTCGCTGCGATGAACTCGACGACGGCTGCTGTGGAGAATGCGCAGAAGGTGTTTATCTCGTCGCCGGTGAATCGGTGGGAGCATATGCACGGCGCGATCTTCTCGGCTAAGCGGTGGGCGGGCATTGACGGCGAGGACGGGATTCTGTTCAAGGAGTGGTCGATGCCCGAGGGGGCCGATCCTCTCGTGGAGCAGTCGTGGCGCATCGCTAACCCTTCCTTGGTGGATCGTGGGCCTGGTGTGCAGTTGAGCGAGATCCGGGCTGCGGCGAAGTCTGCGGGGAAGTCGCCGGAGCTGCGGGCGGTGTTCACGGTCGAGTCGTTGGGCACGGGTGAGTGGTATCCGCGTGGTGATGAGGATGAGGGCAGGGAGTTTGTGGTTGATCCTGTCGAGTGGCAGGCGGTCGCGGAGTCTCGCCCGAGTGTTGTCGGTGATTGTTGCGTGGGGTTGGATGTCGCGCCGGAGGGTGCGGGGGTTGGCATGGTTGCCGCGCTGCGTACCGATAGGGGCGTGCATTTGTCCCTTGCCCCTGTGTCGGTGTTTGACCGGGATGAGGTTGTCGCTTCGGTTGCTAGGACGGTGGCGAAGAACGATCCGGTGGCGGTGGTCATTGAGACGAAGGGTGTCGGCGCTACGTTGTTGGACCCGCTCACGAAGTCTGGTGTGGAGCCGGAGCAGATCGCCTGGGGGAAGGTCACGGCGGCGTGCGAGCTGCTGTTGACGATGTTCCGCGAGGGCGCGTTGACACATGATGGGGATCCCCGGTGGGGGGATGCTCTGGAGGTCGCGGAGTTCCGTCAGGGGTCTCGGGGTGATCGTGCGTTTCAGCATACCGCCCCGGTGGTCAGTGTGCTCGTCGCTGCGTCGTTCGCGTTGTGGGGGCTAGTTGAGTTTGAGATTCCGGTGGATGCGCCGGACGTGAAAAAGACAAGGAGGTTCGTGGGGCATGTGGAATCCATTTCAGCCTCGGAAGGTTCGCAATTTGTCGCCAACCTCCGATTCTAGGCGTACGCCGGAGATCGGCCACGCTATTTCGTCTAAGGGCGCTATTACGGCTGAGGATAATTGGGAGCTTCGGTTTCCGCATTCGGCTGCGGTGTTTGCGAAGATGGGGCGTGAGGATGCTCAGGTTACTTCGGTGTTGAATGCTTTGTGGTTGCCGATTGAGCGTGCCGATTGGCGGTTGGACCCGAACGGCGCACCGGATGAGGTTGTGGCGTTGGTGTCGGAGGATCTGCGTCTTCCGGTGTTGGGTGATTCTCCCAAGGAGCCGGTGGCGCGTCGGCGTGGGCGTGTGTCGTGGACTGAGCACTTGCAGCAGGCTCTTCTGTCGTTGCAGTACGG